GTGATGCTACCTTCAGAGACTGAAACCGCGCCGGAAGAAGAGCAGAGTGATTCGGCTCTCGATGAGGAAATCTCCAAATTAGAGGCTGAGCTAAAGACAGAACCTCCAGAAGAAGAGAGTGAGGATGATGAGGTACTGGACGAGCTACTCTCCGATTTAGAAACCGCGCCAGCATCTGACGAGTCAGAAGATGACGAACTGAATAAGTTAATCGATGAGACTGAAACCAAGTGAATAATCACGCGACCGGGGTAAAATGTTATGGGGTCACCCTTGCTAAAGTAGATGATTAAAGAAGTTCACATCTTCAAGGCCGGAAAACAAACATCGGCTCAAGGCGTTACGCGGGACTTTACCGTGGGTGACCTTAAAGAGATCGCTAATTCGTATAAGCCCGAGCTTCATGAGGCTCCGATCCGCATCGGACATGAAGACAACGACAAAGTTCCAGCTTGGGGCTGGGTGAAAGGAGTGAAAGTGAGAGGTGATGAACTTTTTGCTGAGATCGACTTCTCCCCACTGGCCTCAGATTACGTACAAAATGGGCTCTACAAAAAAGTAAGTGCCTCTTTCTATTCTCCTGATTCTAAAATCAATCCGGAGCCCGGAAAGTGGTCCTTGCGACATGTAGCCCTTTTAGGCGCTCAACCGCCGGCTGTCAAAGGCCTTAAAGGCTTCGCATATGAAGAGTCTACCGACGGAGTTCTTGACTTCGCTGTAGCTCTGTCACCAGATCAAGTATTCGATAAGGAACTTGGTCCAACCCTCAAGCGTGACCTCGGTCCGCTTGAACTCCTTAAAGAAAAACTCGACGAGGCACGCACTCAAATGATTGAAGAAACCGCTCGTAAAGAGCCTGAGCAAATCGAAGCTCCACAAGACGAACAAGCCGAAGAAGCTCTATTCGGCGAAGGTAAAATGTCCCACATGGGCATGATGGCTAAAACCAAGAAAAAGCCAATGATGGGCGGTAAGCAGGGTCGTGAGGGCGATGACGATGATGAGGAAGATGAAGATTCGATGATGGCCTCTGAGATGGCTGACAAAGATCTTCCCGACCCACTTAAGAAGATGGCTGCCAAGAAAATGGCTAAAGCCCGCGGAATCTCGGAAGATGAAGCGATGGGCGAAAAGGATTCTGAGGACATGGCATCCTGTGGCTCAAAGGATAAGAAAATGAGCTACGAAGAATCTGATTCCGAAGAGCACGATAAGGTTGAGACCGCAGACGGAGAAGGTCCCGTAGCTTCCAAAGTAAAGAAGAATGCTAAGTCTGGGGCTGCTGATCCTCAAGTTGAAGAGGATGAGGAGAAGTACGACGAACCCACCTTCGAGGCTGATAAGAAGAAACGTGGTACTGATCACCTGAATGCTTCCGACGTAGGAGCTAAGGAGACTGAAGGTGGTCCCGGTGGTCTTGTCCGTACCCGATCCACATCTAAGGGAATCAATCTCGGTTATGAAGAGGTTGATGAGGACGAACTCGAAGATGATGACGAGCAGCATGTCGAGACTGACAACAATAAGTATGTTAGTAAGACGACAGAGCCTAAGCGCGGCAAGGACGGATTGAAGGGCCGTAAGACACAAGATCCTTACAATGACCAGTCGGGTCGTGGCGAACTCGGTAAAGCCGGGGTCGAAGGCGAGACTGACCGTGGTATGAAGGGGACTGGCAAGGAGGAAGATCGCTTCGCCAAGGGAAGTGATGGTGGGGAGATGGAGAAGAACTATGAGGATGCAACAACCGGAAAGTCCTCGGCTCAAGACACCGACCGTACCAAAACCGGCAAAGGTAAGGAGATTGCTGGCTATCCTGACAAGTATATGACGCTTGGTTCACAGAAGGGCGGCGGTAAGCAGATCAAGGGCGGTAAGGTTCGGGTCATGGAGATCAATCACTCCGAGTCTGATCCTCTCGCGGCTATGATGGCACGCCTCGAAGAACTCGAAGCGGCGAATAGCCGCCTTCGCGAACAGGCTGAGTACGCTGAGCGTCAGACAAATCGGATGCGCCTTGAGCAATTCACCGAGGGTCTGTACGATGCCGGAAAACTTACCGAGGCCGTCGTATCTCAGGAGAGCCTTGTGGATTATCTGGAAGGTCTTGAGTACGGCACGCTCGAGTTTGCTGAAGGCGAAACCGCTGCTTCGCCACTAATGGCTATTTTGGAGAGTCTACCCGCTCAGGTTTGCTACTCCGAAGTGGCAGGCGGTGATGTAGCCGTCCGTGAGGAGGATCTTGATCCTCACCAGCGCGCACTCAAAATCTCCAAGGAGGAGGGCGTGGATTACACCGAGGCTCTAAAGCAAGTTCTCTTCTCAACCTGACGCGATGGAACTTCTGACCTGGATCGGTCAGGCAGCTAAGCGCAAACGCGACTATATCGAACGCGCCGAGGACCTGGCCGATTCAATGGCCTCTCTCGAGAAACTAGAGGACGAGATGAGCGGGAGGGCGAATCAGCTCTCTCGCAAACTTGCCGCAGGAAAGATAACTTTCGCTGAGTTTCAAAGAACGACGGCGGAAGACGTTCTCATATCAGCACTCACCGCTGTGCGTCTCGGTCGCGGTAAACAGTCAAAGTTATCTGACGCCGCCTATGCCGAGGCGATGGGCCAAATGCAGTATCTTTGGAAATTTTTCGAAGATATCAGGAAAGCGCTCGACCAGGGTAAAATCGAATACGGTAAGGTAGATTTCGCCACAGCAAGCGAGATTGAGGAAGACATCCTTGGATTGATTCCCGAAGATGACATAGACGCCGAACCGGGGAAATCAATCCCAGCCACTTGGTCCGGTGTTAGAGCAAGACTAGATCGCTATCTTGTGACTCCGGCCTATCGTTGGTATAACGCGGGTGAAATGACCCGCAGTCAAGAATTAGGCGCTAGCGAGATGAGGCGGGTAGCAAAACGCGATAAACGATGCTGCCGTGACTGTCTTGACTATGACGCCGCGGGCTGGCAACCCATAGGCTCCCTACCCGTGCCTGGAACTCGCTGTAGATGTCTCGACAGATGCAGGTGCCGTTTAGATTTTCGATAACGGGTAAATCAGAACAAAGGCCGCTTCAATACGAAGCGATTAAATTTCACTTAATAAAGATACAAAATGTCTACACCCATTTACGGCAAGCAATACATCCGCTTCGCCGAAACTTTCCAAGTCGCCCAAGGTACTGTTGTCAACCAATTCCGTGTGGTTGAACTAGCAGCAGCACCTGGCGCCCATCCCCCTCTGCTTGTTGAGCAGTCTAATGGCGGTGCCTCAGTTGGCGTATCGCAATTCACGCTCAATGACAACGTTCCTCCGACCGGATTCGCTACCGACGAGACTCGCATGCTGAGTGTCGCTACAAGCGGTCTGCTTCTAGTTGAGGGCGACGGCACTCTCGCGGCTAATGACATCGGAACCGCTCTGGAAGTGATCGCTGGTGGACTCGCATCTGATGCGGCCACCGGGGGTTCTGTCGCCGTGACCGTTAACGGCACCACCCCGATCATCCGCGACGTGTTGGACATCGGCGGCGAGCAGTTCGCTCTCGTCAGCTTCTGATCCTGATTACCAAATCTTGGCTTCCGCGATCTATCACGGTGTAAGCCCAAGACCTCCTCATACCTTCTGCAGAAGGAGAATTAAAGTCCATGATGAATCTAAGAGACACCTACGGCGGTGTCGATCCTATCCTTACAACCCTGGCTCAGGGTTTCATGCTTCCCGAGACCTCGATCGCAAACTTCATTGCGCCCGTTGTTGACACCCCCACCCGCGCCGGTAAGATCCTGCGCTTCGGTAAGGAAGCATTCGCTATTCAGGACTATCGCCGCGCATACGGTACCAACATCCCCGCTGTTCAGAGCCGCTTCGACACCGATGCTTATGCTCTGCAACAGGAAGTGATCGCTTGGGAACTTCCCGAAGAAGTGATTGAAAACGCAGGCGAAGGCCCAGCTCAAGTTGACCTCCGTGCTATCGAGACTCGCAACGCGATGTCCCGTCTGATGAATAGCTACGAA